GTTAGAAGTATTAGATAGCCTGATCGTAGCCTCCCCGTCTACACGCCCCACCGCAACATTACTACAATGGATATTATAAGCCGGATTTAGCTTTGAGAGATTCTGTAGTGACTCATAATAAATATCGGCAGGCTCAAAACTATAAACCGTTCCGGTTACACCTACCGCTGAAGCCATAACAGCCGTTATGTACCCTATGTTCGCTCCAACATCCACAACTGTGTCCCCCTCCTTGACAGTCTCATGAATAAACTTAACTAACTCTGGCTCATAAGTCTCAAGACTAAATAAATGCTCAGCTACTTTAGGTATATCAAACGTAATTCCTCCAATATAAACCCTCATGCTGCCTTCTCTTTCTTCTCTCCATCTTTATACGCTTCTATCCATGACCGCCCAACACCTGGTCCAGCTTTCATAGGAACGCGCAACTTGACTGCGTTCTCCATATGCCTCTGAATGTCAGCCGCTCCCTCTTCAACGAAGTCCTCTCTCAACTCACAGATCGTCTCGTCGTGTACGAAGGAGAGAATCTTCGCCTTTCCTTCTCCGGTCCAATAATCGTAAAGAACTCCCCTTTCTTTCCATTCCCGATAGAGGTTTCTCGCCGCAATCATCAGAACGTCAGCAACAGACCCCTGGCAAGGAGTATTCGAAGCTTCCCTGAAGGGGGCTCCATATCTACGTCCATCATCCTCAACGATGATTCTACGTCGCTCCGTGCTCGGTGACATTCCAATAGGAAGAACGCTCGGATCAACCTTGATATGCCCCTTCGGTATGAAACGTAGTCGCCCCGTGATGGTCTTTACGTAACCTCTCTCAGCCACATACATATGCATATTCTTCTGATATTCTTGGACCCTCGGATACATGCTATGCCACCGGCGCCAAATAACTTTTGCTTCCAGAACAGAAATCCCAAGATTCGCTGCAAGAGTCCTCGGCATCATCTCATAAATAATCCCTAGATTGAGCACCTTCCCCGTACCGCGGCCACAGTGACACCCATCAGCCGTTTGCTGGTGTAAATCAATGTCCTCGATATACGCCCTCATCAAGTTCTCATCTTTACTCAAATGCGCCATCATTCTCAGGTCTGCTTGAGAGTAATCTGCATCGCAGATTGCCCATCCCTCCTCTGCAACGAAGGCCCCTCGAATCTCACCGCCAAACTTCTTCGGATTCGGTATGTTCTGAAGATTCGGACTTGAAGAAGCTAACCTACCTGTTGCCGCACGATTCTGATTGAACTCACATCGAAGACGCCCATCGAGAGACCGGTCAGCTTTCTCGATCAACGATAAGGTATAATTCGAAATGAACTTCGAAATCTTCGCGTGCCTATCTTTTAGGTCCATAATGTGCAACCCCCTGGACCCCTTTTTCAATCGCTCCCGTATCTTCTTACGAATCTTTACATCAATCGAAAACTCGTGATTCTTTCCCTCCTTCATGAATGGAAGAACTGGCCAGGCTTTCATCTCCTTAAAAAGGATCCTGGACACGGCCATATTTTTGTTCGGATGAACTCCAACGATACTCTCAAATTCCTCTACAATGCTTGCCTCCTCTTCTCGAAGAGACACGTCGAGTTCCAAAATCTTATCTCGATCAAGCGCAAAGCCGACTTCACGCATGTGAACCAGCACTTTTGCAAACTCACATGACATCTCTTTGAAAGCCTTCAAAGACCCATAGCTCTCAAGCTCAGGTACCCACAAATCGCCCAAACGAAGGGCAGCCAAAGCATCATCACCACAGTAATCCCCAACTTTCAGTGAACTGACTTCGTGTGCTCTCGTTCCATCTGGGACAACCTCCGTCCAGTCCTTCATCTTCATCCCGAGGTATTTCCTCGCAGCCGGCTTCAATTTCAACCCGCCCTGTCCAGGAAGCTGCTTCCCTAGAGCAAACTGCGCGATTTGACTACAGTAGAGATTGGCCTTGACCTCGATGCCAAACGCTCGAAGCGCCATGTACTCATACTTCATGTTGTAGGCCCACGCCTCGTTGACTGGATCCTCCAAAACGCGCTTCACAGCTTCAAAAGCCTCCGGAGGGGCCGATGGCCCCTCCGAATGCGCGAATGGAAAATACGTCTTGGAGCCGTCTGGAAAGCCAAATCCTATCCCAACTATCTGCAGCATATCATGATGAAGAGGCGCATCGTCCCTCGGCATAGATGATGTTGATTCCACATCTGTCCCGAACTTCTGACAAGCCGCAACTTTCTCCAAAAACTCCGAAATGTCCTTCGGAGATGAGATAATAGGGTTCAATCAATCCTCCATATGCTTTGAATGGTGGTGCTCATAATGATGCTTTGCACAAAACCAACGCACCTCAAATGGCTTGTCATAATCTTCATGATGCGCATGAACTTTCTCAGACCCGCACACTTCACATACACCCTTCACAATTTCGCCTCTTCTAATCGCCTTGTAGAGTGAATTCCTTGCTCTGACCTTTTCGGGATACCGCTGCCTTTGGGCCTTTGTCTTATCCGGGTTATTCTTTCTCCACTTGACTAACTGTTCATAAAGCTTCTTCTTTCTTTCTGGCTTCTGATTTCTACGCCTTTCTACAGCCTTACCTTTTTCAGTTTTGTCATAAGCAGATACCCGAGCCCTTACACAACTCTTGCAAATATTCAGATGTCCATCAGACATATTCGAATCTCTGTAATACTCACAAATAGGCTTCTCTTTACCACATCTCCTACAAAGCTTTGCCATTGACAACCTCCTGCATAGAGGCTATCACAAAAGAAAACTTATCAGAAGGGAATATATCTAAAATGGAATGTCATCGTTCCCTTGCCCAATAGAAGAATTTACTGGTCCGTTGTAGTTGACCGGCTCAGCAAGACCTCCTTGAACAAGCTTCTTCATGATTTGCTCTGGAGTCTTTGGAGCCAAGATCACCGAGTAGTCAAACGGAAGAACTTCCTCTGGGATCTCAATCCTTCCTTCCCACTGGATTTCATTCCCCGTGTTGGCTTGTTTCTTATCGGTCCTGAAGAACCGACCCTGCCATCCTCGAACGCCACCGTTCTGCTGCTCCCGCCGTCGCTTTCGCTTTATGACCGTTGCAAGCTGCGTCTTCGCGATCAACAAAGTCAACTCGTTTCCTTCTTCGTTTCGAACTGTTCCATCCCTCAATCTGTATGCACTATGATTTATCACTGTATACGCATGAGCTGTGTACGGCTTTCGCTGGTTCTCTGGGATAACCTTGCTTCTACAAATCGGGCACGCCATGGGCACACCCGTCTCCGGATGCGGAAGTCCCTCGATGCATGTCGTATGGTTCCGCCAGCTGTTTCCCATTTTGAAATTGTGCTCTTCAAATGCGTAAGGTGTCGGAAAGCCCCCCGGATTCATCACACCGTCCACGAACGTGTACAAATCGCCCTCTCCGTCTTCCGGAGTCACCAACATGTACACCCGAGGAATGTAACCCTGCTCAGCAGCTCTCACCTTCTCTTCCAAGTAGGTGTCTGCGTCATCCCCCGACCGAAAATACCTTGGTTTCACTGGTTTATCAGACATATCTGCTTCTCCCTGGATTCTTCAAACCCAATGCTTTTTTGGCTTTGTAAGCCGATTTTCTTCTGCATCACATAGTGACACATTGATTATGGTAGTATTTGTGGTTTTGTCAATCGTTAATGACAATAACGACCTAAGGAGACCGATAAAATAAATTCCCGAACTCAAAATTAGACTTCGGCTTTATGACAACCCAAGCTTTGCTTGGGGTGTCCATCTTCCCACCAAAATGGTTTGCCCCTTTCACCGGGTTTTCTCTATACCCTTTTGCCCATTGGTCAAGCTCATGAAGAATCTTCTCCCAAAATGGCCTATGACCGCTCCACCACAAACGCTTCGGCCATCTACTTGGCCTCTTTCCATCCAATCTCAGATGCAAAATCCACTTCCTCCGGAGAGTGCTCCTACTCTTTACAGCTGCAGAGTACCTTCGAATGACATCCTGTAGAGTGGTCCCTCTAGAGGACGCCTTCCATCTCGATGCGTACACCCACGCTATCCCGATACACTCCTCATACGCGACGAATCCTGCCTCTCCGACACAACTCCTTGCGAGCCACAATTTGGTTTCGTCATTCCACTGCGACTCTGGAACTGGTCTCTCAATTTTTCTCTGCTCACTCCCGATACCGATAGCGCTCATCAGCATCAACATAAGAATCGTCAATAATCTCTTCATCAATATCTCCTTTCAGACTGCTATCAGCCCCGCGTCCCGAATCATCTGCGCTACATTCTCCCCTTTCTTGACCAGATCGGCCGGGTCGCTTTTGTTATACCCCGGAGCTCTGGGATACCTGACGCCTCTCAATAGCGTCTTGTCCTGGATTCCGATTATCAAACCTCTTTGACCCGTCCATCCAGCCGGGTCATTGTCAAAGAATGAAACCACCGAAGTGAATTCCTCATACAACCTCCTTTCTTGTACCTTTGAAGAGCTCGACCCCATGAGCCCCAGCACACTGTATTCATCAAGCATTCCAGCATTCCGAAGAGCTTGCCAAGTCAGAACCGCATCCATAACGCCCTCGACAACAACCGCAATCGTATGCTTCTTCGCCAAGTGCTCCCCGAAAAAATAACTAGCTTTTGAAAACTTGAAATAGTTGAAATACTTCACTGGGCTATCCCCTACCGCACGCCCAATTGCTCCAACTAAATCCTGATACCCTGTACAATTATACTTGTTCTCGCCAGTAATCCTTCTGACAGGAAACACAACTCTATTTTGTGACGCATCATAAAGACTCCCCCACGCCTTCAAAGTCTCTAGGCCGATACCCCTGCTTTCAAGATAGGGAACCTCCACATCCCTGAAAAACATCCTCAAAATACTCTCACAAAGGATGTCATGTTTTACCGGCGCATCCTCATCCTTCTCGCCAAACAGCCCCAAATCAAGAACCATCTGAACCGGATCCCCATCTTCTATATCCTCAACCCACTCGCGAAGCTTCCGAAGGTCAGCCCTCTTCGAAAGTTGCTCATACTTGAACAACAAATACGACAGATTCCCCTTGAACTTACATGAGAAGCAGTTCACCAAGGAAGGCTTGCCTTTATTGTTGACGCTGATTCCCATAGACCCCGAGTGGTCACTTCCACGAGTATGACCTGAACGCCATTTCGCTAGAAGGCAAGGGATTTGGATATTGTCCTCGTAATCAATCACATTCTCAATCCCAAGCTCATCAAGAACCTTTCCGAGTTGCTTTCTATTCATCGCCCTCTTTCCCCTCACCCTGAAGGAAAGGGAGAACCGCATCTATCTGCATAGCGACACCGGAAGCTTTTCCTCCGGGTTCCCCGAACCTCTCATTATGGAGATGCCCATCGACAGTCCCAACGACTCCCTTCAGATACTCTACCATAGGCCCATCGATAGTCTCCCCTTGTCGTTCAGCGATATACCGAAGGGCACCCAGTAACTCCTTTAAATCTTTCTCGTTTATCTCGATATACATGGTCACCTCAGTAGTCTATCTGTGCATCGATTATACCCGATCCATCAGCAGGTCCCAAATCATCCGCACTATGCCCCTTATCGGGGAACTCCATGTTATCTAAATCCCATCCACTTACCCACTCACCACTTCCTTCCCCCTCCCGAATTTTCAGCATCTTGAACAGCATTTCTTTGCTCACTTTCAAATCCTCCGACTGATACATTCCCACAATAACGTCGAACCACATTTGAACATCGCCATACTTCAAAGTATCCGCGGTACCCATGTCCTTCTTCCCCTCAAGGTTAAACTGGTGAGAAAGCCCAATGGGTATCCCTTCATCCTGGGCGACTCTCTTCAGCCCCTCACAAACGTTAGACCATCTTTCCCACTTTGCCTTGCCGCCGGTCTCGTCGTAGAGGAGATATCCACCATCTATCCACACGATGTTCGGCCGATACTTTCTAATCTTCGCTTTGACCCCAGTTACACTCAAATGTGTCCGATCCCCTGATACCCAAAATGGAAGACCCCCTTCCATATCGTGAAGAGCTCTCTCCCATCTCTCAAGCTCTTCACCGCTCAGCATCCCAGCACGAAATCTTCTATATGGGAGCTTCGCATTCGTCGCATCAATACGCCGAACCATCTGCTGAACTGACATCTCATTCGAGATGACCAATGGGAGATACCCCATCTGCCATTGAGTGCACGCCAGGACTACCTCTCCCCATGTTTTCCCCACACCCCCTCTGCCGGCCAGCATAATCAAATCCTCTGGCTGGAACCCCAGTGTGGCTTCATTCAAAAGACGCCACGGTGTAGGGATCCCCATCATCCCCTCGCACTTCGCGACCTCGTGGTATTCATCCATACGACTCATAGGCCGAGCGGCAAGGTTTATGTCCCTAGAAGAACTGTATCCCACATCCATATCGACAACCGTCGACTTCATGACCTCGAAGGCCTTCATCGGGTCGCCCTTCTCCATGAGCCGAGCGATTGACCTCAAGGATGTTCTCATTGAGTTATGAACATGCCTCTTTCGCAATTCCTGAACTGCGAGCGAGATCGGCACCTCCGTCTTCTCTACGCTGAAATCTGGATGATATTGAGCCAACAACTCAATGGGTGGCGGCTTTCCATGCTCCGTGTACACCCCTCTAACGAAATCCCAAACATCTTTGTGGCTCACAAAGAACTCGTCAAGAACGTTCATGTCCACGATGTCTCCGACCTTATCCTCAAGAATCGCCGTTGAGATTAACGCTGCCTCATAATCCATCTACTTTCTCCATCCATCCTCGATGCGGAACAACTATTTCATCCAATCCAAGAAGGTCCGTATCATTCGTGAATACCTTTACGACTTCGAACGCAGTCCGTGCCCATCCACGAAATTCATGCCTATCGCAGAAAAATTCGACCTCCGGAACGAGCTCCCCAAGAACCTCTGCGATCATCTCCCGATAGACGACCTCCCCAACAACAAACCCCACAGCTCGATATTCAAAATTTTTCTGGATCCACTCTTCAGCACCTCTCTTCCAGGAATACCTCCCAAGAACATACCCTTGAAGCCTCGCAGCCATAAGAGCACTACTCATAATCTCTTTCGCTTTCGACCCCTTATTTGTGGTCAAAAGTATCCTGTAATCCACTCCGAATCTCGGAGCGGGCTTATTCGAAAGCTCACCTCTAAGCATAGCTCTATGCTTTAATCGATGCCCAGTCGCTGTCGCTCGAATTCCTCGGCCATGGCATAGGCCCCGCGCTCATGAACACTCTGCCGATACGCCGGCACTCCTCTCATCCAAGCTTGAATCCAGCCTGGAGCAGTCCAAAGAAGAACCCCAAGAGGTATCCATAGAATAAGAAAAATCGCTCCCATCAACAAAGCGCACCCAACAAAGTATGATGCCCCCAGAACCGGCGCCATCTGCAAACAAAGCCTGAGGCATGCGACCTCGAACTGATAAACGTGCTCATGGACACCAAGTTCCCCTGCTCGCCCGCTTCCAAGCCATCCACCGTGTCCAACCACACCGCCGGCCATCCCCTTCCAGGATTTATCCGCAATCTCGCACCAAAGACCCTTTTCCCAAAAGAGCTTCCCACCCTTCGCCACTCGGATGCCCAAAACAATGAGCCAGGCAATCAAGTCAGGCCCTAGACAAAACAAAAACGTAAAATAATACCTGAAAGGAGGCTTTTTCATGACTTCTTCCTTCGAAGACCGTCGCGGTTTCCGCGGTGAACAGGAACTCCCACATTCTTGACGACCTGTATTAGATCAGCTCCCCAAAGCTCAGTCATATCTGAATCGATAGTGCACGTAACCGGGAGGACCTTCCCAAGATGCTCGGAACACCACCCCTCGATGGCATCGATAACATTCTTCAATCCGCTCTGGTCAGCCACTCTGCCAGTGACAATCCGAACATCCTTCCCGAATTCTACCCACTGCTTCACTCGCTCTGTCATCTCCCAAACCGGATCCCCCAATTCAAGCTCACCCTCACACTTCTCATATTTGGCAAGTGCCCCATCGAAGACTACTCCTATCCATCCATTACCACTCATGCCAATCTCCTTTCAGTTTCGACTCACGTCCCTAGAGACATTTTCATCCTAACTTCTTCGGCATTACGCCGTCATCTCCAAATAGAGATGCCTCCCATTTGCGCTTTGCATACGTCCGGGTGCGCTGGTACCTGCCGCTTTTCAGTCCATAGTCCCATCTCGCAAACGGAGTATCCCCCAACGCCCGAATTATGGCCCTCGACGCGGTCTCTGTCTTGTCCAGCACATCCTGAAGATACTTATCAGCCACCTGCCGGCAGAGCCTCTTCAAGGCAAACCCAGGAGCGTTCACAGAATGGCTCCAGAACATAGCCATGGCCAAACTGTAATGCTCTGGAAGGTCGACCACAGACGACAGAGGAATTCCCCCATAAAACACTTCTAGAATTGATAGACCCTCAATGTCGGGATTCTTGCAGAACCGAAGAGCCTTCCTGCTCATCTTCTCAAAATGCTCTGCCCCATAATGAAGCTGTACACCGAATCCGGCCTCATCAGAAAACGCCTCGTGGAATTCCTTCACCCATCGAGTGCATTCTCGTCGCCCTCTTCCCGACGTAGGCATGACTCCGCCCTCATCGCCGGTGAACATGCTTCTGAGAAACTTTCCATCGACAATCTTTCCCGTTTGGTCCCATAAGCACTTAGAATCGTTAGATATGTACACCCCGTATTCTTCCATGTGGGACTCAATCGCCCTAAGAAGACCCACAGCTCTCATCCTACTCATGAGCTTCCAAAGAGGCCCCTGGTCATTCTTCAAATTATTATCCCGAACAGCTCTTGGGTACACCGCAATCGCCTGGTGAATCCCTGCTGTCATCCCTGTCCCATCATAATTCATAACAGAACCAAAACGACCGTTGCTTTCAACCTGAGCTGTAAGCCAAGAGATATCATCCAAATGGATATTAGATTCCCCGGTACCCAGCAGGACAGTTCCCTTAATGCTCAGACCTCTGTAATCCCTGAAATTTACAACTTTTGCTCTCGATGCTGACATGACTCCTCCTATTCCGACCAACCCAAACCGGCCAGATTTCTGTTGGCGATCACAGCTCGAAGATTGCTCCCCTTCATCTCTTGAATGACCATGCATTCACGAACAAGCTCATACGCAGCTTTTCCGTAAATGGACTTATAAGCTTCCGGGTCAAGATTCGTTGTGACCACCGTAGTCTTTTTATCTCTAGATCGTTGGCGAAGTAGCGCTCCGAACTTATTCTCTGCGAACCCTGTCGAAGACCGATGCTCCCTACCAAGATCGTCAATTACCAGAAATCGGACTTGGGATGAACGCCCGCAAAATGTCTCACGTGACTCTAGGAAGAGCGGTCTGTCATCTATCCAGGCGTCTTTGAGCTCTGCAGCAGTAGCACAGAAGCTTGGCACCCGATGAAGACCCCAAACAGCTTTGCACAAGACGGCGCCCACGTAGGATTTCCCAACACTGTTGTCTCCCCAGAGAAACATCCCTACACCGCGCCGAATATGCTCCTCCAAGTTCTCAAGGTATTTGCCGACAGCTATGAGCTGGCTTTCTGTAAGCCCTCTTCGAGTAGCCCCCCAAAAACGCTTACCGATATTCATGAGCTTTAGATGTTCACTCGTCAGCTTGGTCGGCATCGAGTTCTTTCTCCAATTCTGCCTTGTATTGCTGGGGACTTTTGTCCCTAACTATCGCCTCGGGCGGAACCCGATGCGACTTAGCCCAGTTCGACACATACCTCTTCTCGTCGTTCGGAGTATGCGCGATTTGACTGATTATAGCTTTGTTCAAAGCAAAATCCCACACCTCAACTACCGTCTTTCCGCTCTCCTCTGCGTCTTTGATAAAAATGTGCCTATGCCTGAGCAATGTTCGCTTGCTGACTGTACGACTCATGAGTTCCTCCGTTTCGCCGCCTCTATCTGGCGGTCTTCGATTTTCATCGCTTCCTCAATCGCATCTATGGCTTCCTGGTCAAACTCCTCAGAAACCTGCGAGGGAGTTTCTACCATGCTTCTATCACGATACTCTACGGTTGATGCTGTAGAGAGTCCATTCATCATCTCAGGATACCACGAACTCCCAAATGACTTCATGGCTCCTACAGAAGGATAACCGTTCACACGATATCTTCTGCACAAGTCTTCCCAGTTTCGACAAATATACTGAATGTACTTTACCGTGTCCTCCGGTCCATATTCTTCAATCATCATTTTCATGAGACCGAAGTCCTTACCTACCCATTTTGGAATTCTTCCCTTCCAGTCTGCACGTTTCCATTCATCTTCGAAGATAAACCTCATATCGGTACAAGTATACTCAGAGACATCTTTTTCTGCCATTTTGGAACGAAGTCTCTCTTCTCGGCTCTGTCTCGTAAAAGGAATGGGTTTCTTTGGTTTCTTTGGCTTTCGTTGTGCCGCACCAACTAGAGCATCAACAAGTGGTGTCCGATTTTTGAAGTTTAAGGGAGCCATCGCCAACCGTGGGTCATCACCTGGGAGAAGAGCCATATATTTAAAAGAATTTTTTAAATCTAGAGAAGACTCCGAAGAAGAAATATTTATATTATTTATCACATGTGCCCCTTCACCTGGGAGAAGAGCCACAGAAAATCTGTAAAACCACTTTGATGACCCGCGTCTCTGCATAAGTAGAAGACCCTTATCCTTTAGGCTTCTCAAAGTCCTCTCAATAGTTGAACGACTCACCTCAAGCAGCTCAACAAGCTCAGCCTTCAGGACGTCTCTAGCTGCCTGAAGCGTGTCGATAGTCAACAACAAACGAACTTCTCGGTCAGTTAAACCAGGATAAGACAGAACCTTCTCTACTGCGACTACCATATTGTCTCCTTTGAGCAAAAAGGGGTCTCCTCTGATGCAGTTCCGACCTGATGGGAAAGATTTCCCGGGGGAGTAGGCCAGAAAGAGGAGACCCCCAAAAATGAGGGATTGAGTTATCGAATCTTTGTATACTTGACGTCAATTACACCTTACCTGCATCTAATAGGGTGTCGGTAGAAGGATAATAATGAACTGTGAACAGATTGTAAAGAGAATTTTACAAAACACCTGTGACTCTACAATTTGCTATAGTAAAGAAGCGACCAGAGATCATCGACTCCAGTGCTGATTGAATGGAATTTCCCTTTGTCATACCCCAAATGAGCTATGCCCCGAATAAGCACTCTGAGAATCATTGTGGTTCCCGAAAGTACCTTACGAGAAACGCCGACTTCATCTAAGTCTTTGCACACCATCACATCTGCTTTTTTGTCAGAAAGCTCCACGACTCTGAATACAATTTCTGTATTAGACAGAAATGAGCTGATTTCCTCCGACACTCCTGTGTTGATAAATAGTTCATTTTTAGCTTTATCATTTGGCAAGTCTTTACAGAGATTTACCAAAGACCAAACTTCTCCGACAGCTCTATCAAACCGCATTCGAGACTTCGAATCCAAATCTGACACCTTATACCTCTTTGATACTTGGACAGAATAATTTCGTTTTAGGTCAGAAGCTTTTGGAACCGATGTTCCGTTGAGAATCTCTTTTGCCTTTTCTGGAACAATGACGGGATTCATCCCAACACGCCTGACGTCCTTCGCTTCCTCATCGGTTGTAACCGGGACAGCATCTGTCCCGTGTTCTTCTTGAAAAGCCTCCCCAAACCGTTTCTTCGCCTCCGGCCCCAAATTCATATAATGAGCTTCTCTATTCCCCTTACAAACGAGATCATAGGACCTTGTTTGCCCCGTTGAAGCCTCGTATGAGGCAAGAACTCTACCCGACGACCACTGAACATCGAAATCCGGAACAGTATTACGATCACGATCCAACTCAAGCTTAATATCATAACCGTAGTCAAAATCCTTCATCGTCTGAACGTAGATTCCCTGTGAAAAAATCTTCCCCTTTAAAGATTCCTCCATGAGAAGCGCCCCGCAATAGCATCGATAAATTTTGTCCGGAGAAATCTCATCTTCAATAAGAGGAAGAAATCGAGGCTTGAATTTATTCCACATCCCCTCTTCAATCTCAACTTGAACCTTTACCCCATAGAAGGGGTTATCCGGATGCTCTGTTTGGGTAAGAGTAAACAGCTCACGATTGATATTGACACCATTCAGTCTCTCAACGTGCTCTATCGAAGGCACCCAACAAAAGTCCCCTGAAAAGACCTTCGCAGAAACCCCCGCCCTGCAAAAAGCCATCAGGGCCAACGTGAGCCCCTCTCCATGCTTTCCTCGGAGGCTCTCTTCAGTATCCTTATCAGTCTCCCCTAGAAGGAAGCTTTCAACTCCAACCTGCGTCCCGATGTTCTCCACAAAGAGAAATCCCTCTTTATGGTAGACTGTCATTGGATTTTCAAGATCATTTGAATCAAATGCATTCTGAAGAACCTCCCGAAGGCCCTCCCACAATCCCCATCCTGAAGCGTACTTTGGTACCATCGTAAAGTGTATTTTTGACATGCTATTCCTCGTACATAATTGATATTGAATCTGTAATAAAAAACGCTCTCCACATTCTGCTTAAGCGCTTTTCAATTTCTGAAAGACTCTCCTCCAATTCCTCAAGCTTCACCGCATAAACTGAAATCTGAGTCCACCAATCTCTTTCCCCGCACAACGAAAACATAACTGCATTGTCAGTTTTGCCCTTCTGTATGGGCCTCTGAAAAACCTCTACAAGAATTCTCGGAGGCTTCTCCTCACTCTCGCATGCGGGTCCATTAACTGGCTTCTCTTTGAAGTACAGCAACGGCTTTGATAAAATTCGGTCTTCATTTGAACTATCCGCTTTGTAACCGGCGTCCAACAAGACCTCATGCACCTGGCTTACGCTCTTGTTCATGACTACTCCTTGTTAGGGTTTACTGTTTTGAGGATAGATCAATTATAGTACACACAGCAATTTTGTCAAGACATGATTAATCGACTGCTTTTACGACTTGAACTGCACCAACCGTCAATCCTACAGAGGCAACAACTCCTACTGTAAACCAGATGGCCGGATGCTTCCACAGAGGGTTTTTAAGCTGTCTTAATCTTTCGTTTTCTTCAATCGCCTGGTCATACGCTCGCAGGGCACTCTCGACATTTTTGTACAAACCGTCCGAATAGTAGCTCTCTACTTCAGACATCAATCGAAGCCGTTCGACCGTCGTTTCACTATCCCTCAAGGCTCCTTCAGATAACTCAATCTTTTTCTTCAATAATGGGATGGTCTCTACATCTGCAAGAATCTTATTTGCCATCTCATCCGGAAACCAAACTCCGGATTGCCCCTGGTACTCTAGACGAACGCTTTGTGCATACCCTGGACTACTTACCATAAAGACGGTTAAAACGATCAACCACCTCGTCGGTGCTAAGTTCTTTGGCTTCATTTCTCACCTTCTCTATCTCCGTATCGATTTTCTTTGCCTCTTCTGCGATTCGCTTTTGCGCCTTGTCATGCTCCTCAACAACCTCATCTGTGTCACTTCGGAGCTTCTCGATACGGGTCTTCTCGACCTTCAGCGCATCCATCTTCTTTCCAAGATATACTGCCTTGGCTTTATCTTTCTCGTAGGAAACAGCCCATATCGCAGCCAAAACTGCGATTATACCTCCAAGAATCCATATCAAGTGTTCCTTGATCCACTTAAAGGCTTTCATGATTTACTCACTTCCCCGATAGAAATATTTACATCGTATTTCTTTTTAATCCATTGCTTCACGATGTTGAATCCAACCATCGAGATACAAGCCATCGCACAGAAATACAAAATTCTCTTACCGGCTGTGTCGACACCCGGAGCAACTTCTCCTTGAGCAATGACGCCTACCACAACACTCAACACGAGAAGCGCCAGCGGGTACACTCGTCGGGTCCAAAAGATCCACCTGTACTCTGCAGCCATAGCCGCGGTGAGTAAACGTGTTTTCAAAACTTGCGCGACTACTGACAACACTAAGGCATACGCAATCCCCATCCAGTGAGGCCAAACTTCAGCTGACAAAAAACTCCACACTTCTTGAATTGTACTCATAGTACCTCCTGCTTAAATTATACTGTGGGTTTTAAAAATAGAAAAGCCTTTGCAGCTCCCGACCGCAAAGGCTTTTCGATGGTAATCGCAAAATTGAAACTACTACGCGTCGAGCTCATAAGCAAGCGTAATCGCTACGCCGCTGCCGATGACACCATCCGGATAAACAGTGACGATGCAACCATCGGAATCGATTCCAACGAGTGCCTCGTAGGGGATTCGGTCGGAAAGCCGACGATGCGCGGAAGTGCTTCCAGAGGTCTGGTCAGACCCCTGCATCATGATCTCATCGGCTTGTGCCGGCACTCCTCCCTGGAACGCTTTGGTAGTGTTGTTCCAGTAGTTGTTGTCCGAGAGCCGCTGCACCCGCATGTAGTAGGCTACATTCGTGTCGACTTCAGCCTGCACTACACCCGGAGTCCCATCATTCGTGCCGGCTTGAGCGGCACCCTTGAATACGTCGTAACCAACTTTCAAAGCCATGTCTTCCTCCTTCTAGATGACATACGCCGCCGTCAAAGCGGCTGCTACATGGGCGTTGTTCATTGCCTTGATGTCAGCCAACAACGTCTCCAGGGTCCCCTGGTCCGTCGCGTCTGCGGCGGTAACCGCGTTGGTAACATCATTTTTCAGGTGAACTCCCGTCTCGGTCAAATGTGTGTTGAAGTCAGCCTTCAACTCATTCGCCAACGCGTTGGCCGTGGTCAGATCTGTCGCGACCGGAGCCGCAATCACTTCTGCCGAAGCCGCTGCATGTGCGCCAGCTTGTCCCGTGGATGCCAGATGCGAAACGATTCTCGCTCGAAGAGAATTCACCACCGTTAGGCAATCAGCCAAGCCTGTGGGGTCTGCAAGACCCTCCAGAGCATTGTCGTCGATACCCTGATGGTATAACGTCGATCCAGCTGCGAGGTTGACCATGTCATTCCTCGAATCCAACAGGTACTGATGAAGCTTTTTTGCAGCTTCACCGCTGGCCGCTACATGCAGAACATCTCTTTTGCTCATCGTACTGGCCATGCATACCTCCTTACGCCCACATTAGCCTGGGGCACCGGCGCTGTCATCTAGACTCCCTAGATGTTTGTAAGCCTTATGTAACCATACCCGATATTCACAGGCTGTGTCACTTTATTCTGGATCAGAAAATCTCCAGTTCCACTTGGGTACACGTTTACTGTTCCAGAATGCCCATACTGATAATCAAAATAAGTACTATTCCCACTTATAAGGTCAAAGACGGAATCATTGTCTTCAGTCCGATAAATCGCCACGTGTCGACCTTGTAGTGAGTGTTCCATACGGACCATTAAAAATCCCATATGTCTCTCAAAAAATCTCTCTTGGTCAACTGCATAAGTCTGCATCTCCCGCGTAAAATCTACATCATACGCGTGAATCCTGGAAGGATCTACAGCTACTCGATAACTCCAATCATCAATAAGCCATGGAATAGCAGAATATCCGTGAACCATGTACCGCATCTCACCGTTGACAAATCTTACCATGTAGCTTGCGGATGCCGGTGTTATAGAAACAAATTCCCCGGTAACCCTGTTATAAGTGGTTCCTATTAGCCACCAGATCTCGTCATCTGTGTATAGCATTTGTACTTCGAACCCAGTCTCTGACGCAAACAACTTCATAGCCCCTGAGGCTGCACTGCTGTCTCCAATGATGTGCGCATCATCGCTTAGCTGAATGCTGGCTCCATCCTCCATCCTCAAACGGCTGTGGATGTCTACAGAGCTTCCACCTTTAAAATTTGGCCCTGACGAATACATATCATTGATAGTCGTGAAGGTTGACTCATTACCGTAGAACCCCATATCTTGACCTGGAGTCCCCGAAGGAATCCATCTTATTCTTCCATATGTATCTGCATAGAAGAATACGTTTGGATTGGTTCCCATATAAATGTGCCCATCATTTCCGATATATACCCCGCGTACAAGTATTAAAGCAGGCCCATATTGATAAACACTAATAGTATTGGTATTGACTTCAGAATCACTTTTAAATCCCAAGTTTCTCCACAAAAGCTGGGGATAATCACTCAATGTATCAGCACTTCCACTGCCTGCCTTGTACACTGCATTAGGTTCTGTTTCGCAGTACCACGACTGAATTACAGCTGATACACTTCTTTCAATAAACCCAATTTTCATGTACCTAACACCCAGAGAATACGGATTTGGGGTAACCGGCGTAGCTCCTCCTTCTGCTACTCTAACCACAGACCGAATCTTATCCCTATGAGAGGGCTCAAGGCTCAATGCAGGATTGAGAAGATCCGTGTCCTCTTCTGCATTGATATCGTCAAACCACACCTGGAGATAGACCTCATCTACCCGTGGAGAGACCGGTGTCGTCAACGGTGGAGGCAGCATCTTATAGGTATCCCCAGGCGCAATTGCCCCAATTCCACCAGCAAGCTGAAGAGTGGTGGCGTCAACTCTAGAAGAGATGATAAACGTCGTCCCCAACTCCGCTCCAGATGTCATCCGGATACGGCACCCCACAACACTCATGAAGAGCTCGTAGACCGTATGCTCATCCGTAATCGTTCCGCTACCGATGGCCGTTACAGTTCCTTCCATCATGTAGTTGTCATCGCTGTCGTACCAGATACTTAATGAAGGCTCCGCAACTCCATGCTCCGATGGAACAATCACACCCTCTACGCAAGCCAATCCTGGTGTGAGATAAAAATTGTTGCTCGACCCATCTCCGCTAACGACAAACCCAGGTGTAGGGCTAGATGACCCTGGTGAGAGCCGGCAATTCCCCAGCGTGGAGATATTCTGCCGTATTTGGGCCATTCTGATGATGTCCTGAAGCTCATTCAAGTCGGAGTCTAAGATAGGAACTCCCTGCTGAAGAATGACCTTAGCATATGCTTTGATAAAATTGAATGTGTCATCGCTGATGTTTGGCACGTTACCAGGCATGATTTTCTCCTATACAGTCACGAATTCAATTCGCACCTTTCGTTGTATCTCGAATCCAGAGGTCTTGTCGATTCTATCGTGAACAATCCAATTGACGATTTCTCCAGAATCAAGCGTTGAAGTAGCCGCGCCCCCGAACAATCCGAACTCCCTCATCGTTCCGTTTGCTTCGCTGTAGCCGATGTTGACTGTGATCTCCAGCTTATTCGTTGGATACCCCGTAGGACTGCCACTGACTGGATCAATAAAAATGATATCCCCTTGAGGAATCGTCAATCGATAATACTCGGCTTCCAACGTGGCCTGGTCATAGCTCTGTGTCGGTGGAGTCGTATCCCATCCTGGAAGCCCTGTTCCGATACCCATAAAGCCTATACGACTATACCCTGGCTCATCACGGCACCAGCACGCTAGAAGCGTCCTGAAAACGTTCTGAATCTGATTCCATCCCCACTCAAACTCTCCTACGGGAAGAAGCTTCTTCGTCCCGTCTCTGTACGTTAGAACGTCCTGCCATCGACCAACTGCAAAAGCTTTACCGATATGCTCATTTTCAATAATACTTCTTTTCATCCCGATCTCCCTATGGTGACGCTGGGAAGCCAAATTCCAGGTAAGAATGCCACACACGATCTTCATTCGAATTTGTGACACTGTTTGGACTGTTTGTCATAAAAATCTCAAGGTCCGGTGAGTAGGGTACATCCTCCTCATCGACTTCCATACCTATACTGCGCTCAAGGTAAGCAACCAGAGGAAATTCAACTTCATCTATTATGCCGTCAGCCGGATACTCTTCCTCAGAAATAGGAACGATACGAACCTGGTACACCACATAGCTCGCCTTACCCCACTCAATCAAAAACAAAATCCTATTCCACATTTCCTGTGTAAATGGCCCTGTGATGCCCGGGATCTCTGTGAGATAGAAACCCAATCCTGTAAACGACTGCCATCTAGACGTGTCATTCGTGTACTTGAGCTTATCATTCGGTCCGTTCAAATCCTTTCGTATTTCTGGATCAGAAAGGTCTGGAGTTGTGCAGTACTGATTGTTTGACCACATGATGTACTGCCATCCCCACGTTATCGTGAGTTCCCAGTCGGTAACTGTCTCCACGAGCTGTGCGTAGCCAAACTTTGTCCCAAGACGCTTGTAGGTATCCACTGCAGCAGCTGAATCTTTTCTCTTGTGGATCCCGCCGGCTTGAAGCCAAGTAGGCCATCCGATTTTGCTGTCCGAGATAGAGAGCAGGTCTTCGTGAACTTCGTTTATAGAGAATAGTGTCTTCAGATACTCGCAGTCAGTCTTCACATCATCGGCGAGCGCTCCGGCCATATTCAAGAATTCAAAAAGGTCTTTCGTGGTATCGTGAGATCTCCATCCCCGTGGGAGACTCATGTACATGTAATCTCTATTTCCCCATCGTGAATAGGGATATGCCGAATCCATTTCAGCTCGACTTGAATACCAAAGATCATCCACCCCCAGCAAAAATAGCCTGTAATAATAGTTCTCGCCTGCAATGAGATCCGTATCAAAATACTTGTACTCGACTGACCCCGGTTCAACTACATCAGAAATCACCTCGACTCCGGTGTCATCTACAGACTGCGGCCATTCATCCCGCTTTCGAAGAATTACAAAACGCCTTGACCATTTTTGGCTATCAACAGGCTCTGGAGTCGTAAGCTTTATCCGAATGGTATACCCTTGGGACATGGCCAAAACTTCAAAGTGAAAGTCCCCAAATCCTTCATCACTCAGAGGCCCAATACTGCCCCAGTAATCAAGTCCCCATAACTGTATACCCCAACCGAGCATCGGGTCTCCTTATCGTTTCTTCGTCTGCTTATCTTCTTTTGGAGAATTTATGAGGCCCAATTCCATGAGAACTGTGACCTCATTCGCATCAATCAGATTGCCGCACCACTCATAGTCTATCGGATCAATCTCGATGTCCACCTTCTCCTTTAGCAATTCTCTGACGGCTACTACGTAGGCATTCTCTGCCTCAACCGCATCAGCATTCTCGATCTCAATCGCCAACACCTCTGCAGCAACCTCTGTCTGCTTATCCTGTGGAATGCTGTATCGCCTCATACCCTTAAGGTCGTCGCCCATGAGCATGCCATATTTATCATAGACAGCCTGCCGCTTCTTCATCAGCTGCCCAACGATCTCCGGTGGCTTCTTTCCCTCCGAAAGAGCACTCATATACTCCGACAATTTTCGGAGTCTTAGAGCCATCTGCCACCTCGGTATCGGGTCAGTCGTCTTTCCGAGTTTCTGAAAAATTGCGCCCACTAATTCAAGTTGCCCGTTCGTCATTCCCATGATTAATCCCTTTCAATACTATGACGTCTTCTGTGATCGTCGGGTCCTCTTGACTCCTTCTAGAGCAGCCCTGTGCTTCATCCTTGAACTTTCGACTCCATCCCTCCATTCCTTTCGCTTTATGTTCCGTATCCGGTCTTTGCTCGTCGGATGAAGATGATGGTTTACATCGTGCCCTAAAAAAGATTTTTCTGCCAACTTTGAATGCTTAAGCGGTCCACCATAGAGTGGAACTCTGGCGTCAACTACAGGCTTCCCCTTGAGATTCTCCGGAAGCATTTCTTTGTTGAACTTATGCTTTGGATAACAACAAACTGCGAACTGATGATCGAGTAACCACATCATCGGAACCCCGACTGACAAACATACCTCGGCTCCCCTTCGTGTAATTGCATAGCCCATGAGAGTATAGACTTGTCGTATACGCCCCTCTTCATCCGCAGCGACTATTACACTCCAGTTTGCTCCTGTATCGCATAGATAAAGC